AGATTGATTTCCCAATATTTCGTTCATAAAGTCAGGAAAACTAGATACCAAATCACTATCAAAATTAAGAGAGCTACCTCCTCCTGTCACAATTTTTCTTCCGTATTTAACTCCATTTACTTCAACAGGTCCTGTACACCATTCTGATAACCAATCAACCAAAGTTTTAACTTGTTCATCGGTTAAAATACTAAATACAGGACCTAAAAAAATTGTCTGAGGAGGAAGTTCAAACCCCTCACTTTCTAAAGAATAAGTTGGTAAATCAGCATCATCACCTCTACTATAAATTGGTATTATTTTACCATCAACATCATAAATACTTATTTTTAAAAACTTTGAATCTTTAACCCCTTGTTCAAATTTTTCTTGTTGCTCTTTTGGAGTTTGACCTTTTTCATATAACCATTCATCGGCAGGAACATTTGGATATGCATTTGCTCTCAAAAACGAAAGAAAAGGTTCTACCCAATCAATTTTCTTATTTTTAAAAAACTTATATGCCGGCATATTTTCTTGAGTTATAGTGGACCCTTCACAAACTCGATAATTTTTTAATAAACAAATATAATTTTCAATATACTCATCTAGTTTAGGATTATTAGGAGTAAGTCCTAAAGCCTCCGCAAAATTATAATTACCACTTTTTAAATAAGACTTCAATGACTCATGCCAAGGAGAACTGAAACCAACTCTACCACTCTCTCGTACTACATCTTTTTGTTTTAAATAACCAAGTTCCACTAACGCCATTTGTAAATTTGTAACAGACTCTTCAGTATTTTCTTTTACATAGGTTGGATATCCTTTTTGAGTATATCCTATTAAACCTTGTTCCTTTTGTTTAATTTTTGTTAAAAATTGTGTTGGGGAATATTGGTATTTTGTAAGATAATCTAAACTAGGAAACTTATCTATTAAATCTTTCCAATTTGGTTTAATTGGTGGTTGATAGTTTGATTGTTTTGGGTTTTTATTGTATTCACCAATTTTTCTTTCATATATTTCATAATCAAGTAAAACAATAAACGGTCCCAAAAATCTAATATTCCCTTTAGAACTTCCTTGACTTCTTGTTTGTTGGATTGTACCTGATGGTGAATCAGTATAATATAAACTATCTCTAAAAACTTTGTTGTTTTTAAGTAATTTAATTAAATCATTATAATTCATCTGAGATATTTTTTCAGCAAAAACCGATATAATATTGTCCTTATTACCACCAACACTAATTCGAGACTCTCCTTTACCTTGAGTTGAGGTATACAAGTTAATTAATTGGTCAATAGAATATTTTTTAAGTTCTTCAGTTGTGAATATTTTTTCTTTCGGAGTTGTTTGTTGTGTTGTTTGAGGGTTTGGGTTATCATATGTAGGTACTTTAGAATAAAACGATGGGTAATTCATTTCTAAACTATTACAAAATTTATCAACAGTTTCTTTAGTTTTTGGCGCAAACCAATTGTAATTTCTTGGTTGCATTTTACAATTTTTAATTGCATCTTTATCAGATTGATTTTTTGGTACTCTATTTGGGTCCGGTTGTTCTGTTAAAACCTTAACCTTAGAAATATTTTCAGACAAGGTTTCTTTATTATTATAATTCATTAATAATAAAACTCTTTCTAATAATTGTTTTTTGTTGTTTTCCATTTTTTACCAAACTTGATTTGCAGAACCTCTTTTAATACCAGTCTCCCATTTTTCACCAGATTTACCTAAAGGATTTGCTTTACCTCTTGTTGTAACATAAAGCTCATTCCAATTGGACCCTCTTTTATTTGTGTTAGAAGTTGCTCCTCCACCTCCAGCAGCTGCGTCCTGTTCACCTAATTCATCTTTCTTACCTTTTTTACTATCGGTAGTCAGATTTTTAAGCAAATCAATTATGTAGTCAACGTCCTGTGTCATTTTTTTATAAATATCTTTGTTACAATAAAAAAGTGTAGTTATATTTGTAGATATGAAACAATTACTTTTTTTATTCCTATTATCTATAACATTCTTATCTTGTGAGAGATATGAACAACCTACTTACCCATCATTATCAGGTAACTATGTAATTGATGTTATCACAGTTTCAACTGATTCTTATACCGATGTATTATATCCTGGTGATACACTATTTCTAAACGATACTAATTTTCCAATGGACACAATTGCCGTTGGTTTTACCAAATTAGGTTTTAATAATACACACATGGGATTTAATATTGTTGAGAACCAATGGGGTGATTATTATTTTGAAGATAAATTCCCGTATACCTGTACTAACTTCGAATATCAAGGAAATGGATTTTTTTGGGTAATAATTAATGGAATACAATACTCATTTGATATTGTACAAGATGGTCTTGAAAATTTAATGATTCGTTCTAAAACAGGTAGATTTAGAGATTCCAACAATAATGAAATGGAATTAACATTTACTATGACTATGACATATTAGAATAAAAACGAAGGCGGAATTTTATTTGGATTTAATTTATAATACTCATCCATAAAATCCTTTAACTCAATTTTATCAACTTCGTATTCCCTTTCGTCTAACGCTTCTTCATCAATAATTAACTCGTCAGTATCTTCTTCGTATATGATAGGTAAATCACTTGATTCATAATTATAGTTTTCTAAAATAAAAAAACCGGACTTCTCAACAAAGTCCAGTTCAAATTCATGTTCTCTTATCTCGTCCTCACCATCCTCTTTTAATCTAAAACTAACTTGTATAATTTCAGATTTTGGATTATAATAGTAATCAACAATTTCTTTGATTTTCATTTCCTTAAAGAATTTTCTTAAACCACTTAAGTGATTCATTGATTTGTTCTTGTACTAACGAAGCTTTTGATTTAATTTTAATACCTTCTTCAATTTCTTCCATAGTATATCCCTTAGTTCCACACTCACACGTTTCGCCTTCTTTCATTTCTCCACCACACTCTTCACATGTTTCACCCTCATACATACCACTACATTCACACATTTCACCTTCATATAACCCTCCACACTCATTACATTGTTTTTTCATTTTTTGATTAATGTTGGTGTTCTTATATTCAGTAACATCACCTTTATTATTAACGGTAATACCACCTTTATCTTGAGCCAAATCCTCAACATTAAGCATTTGTTCTTTTGGTGTGTCAAATCCACGAGTGACATAACCATCATATGGTTTTCTATGTTTATCTTTAATTGAATTTTTTTCTTTTTCTGAAATACCTAAAAAATATGGATTCATAATAATTGTTTTCTAGATAAATATATGGTTGATTGAATAATATTAATTTATTATACTTTACACATGGAAAAACCTTACCAACTATTACAACCAGTTTTTAAAGACCATCGTGGGTCTTTTACGCCAATTAAACTTTCTGACAAGTGGGTTCAATCAAACATTAGCATAAACGACGATATATTTGTATTTCGTGGATTACATTATCAAGATGACCCAATGGCTCAATCCAAATTGGTTTCCGTTATCCAAGGAAAGATTATTGATTTTGTTATCAACATGGATAAAGACAGCGAAGACTTTGGTAAATTAGAAACATTCGTCTTAACATCAGGTGAATCGGTATATGTCCCAAAAAGTTACGCGCACGGATTTTTAACACTTCAAAGTGGAACAATCGTTAACTACCTGGTGGATAATGAATATTCAAAAGAACACGAAGGATGTATTCAATGGGACACCGTAGAAGAAGTGAAAGATATTATCACCAAATACATGAGAGGATTTAACTTTAAAGTTAAGATTAGTGATAAAGATACTGAAGGAATTACATTGGAAGAATATAAAAACAAATGACAAGAGAAGAAGTAGAAGAATTGGCTGAAGGAGCAATTCTATTAGATGGATTTGATGAATGTATCACAGGAGTTGTTGAAGAGTTTGGTAATGGTATAAGAATACTTTATTCACGTGATAAAATACTTGAGTCATTACAAAAAGATATGTCTTATGAAGATGCTTTAGAATATTACTACTACAATATTGTTGGTGGACACTTTGGTGATAGAAATCCTTTATTTTTACTTTAGAAGTAATTTGAGTAAAATGAAATAATTTTTGGAGAGTATCTTCTTAAATAAGAATTGATTCTTTCTACGGTTACTTCTCTATTTTCTTCTTCAATAATACTTATTACTCCGTTCACCATTTCACCTTGAGCCTTATTGGCCATATCTAGTAATTCATCAAAGGATTCGTTAGTATCATTATATTTGTGTTCGTGAGCCAATCTTTCTTTACCCATATAAAGATATGGCGCCGCAGCAAGCATATTAACAACACTAGACTCTCTTAATTTATTTAGATATTTTTTCAAATACAACATGTTGAAATGTTTTACTAACAATGAATGTAATGTTAAATCAGTTGATTTATTTTCCTGAATATTTTTTTTCATTTTTCTTTCTCTCATTTCATCAAACTCAGATTCATACATCCATTTATCTTCATCCAATAAATAAAGACTTGACCCATTGTCCCATTTAACAACATACTGAGTAAACGCAGCATTTTGGATTTTAGTAACGGTTCCTCTATCACCAAAAGATAATTGAGGTTCACCCAAAAGTTCAATGATAACAATTCTATCACCAGGTTTAAGTTCAGGATTTAATTTCTTACTCATATATTTATAAATATAATGAAATATATAATTAAAGAATCTCAAAAGCAAATTATCCTTGAAGCAATAAATGATAGGATTAAAGAAGTTCAAGAAGATGGTGTTGAACTAACAAAAAAGATTGTTGAAGACACAAAAACTCATGTTTCAATAAACTTAAAGATGATGCTTACATGGGGAGCGGCAATCGGAGGGTTTATGGGTCCAATTATGCAATGGTTAAATGGACAAGTACCAGAATTAACAGAAAAAGATTCATCATTGATTGCTGCCGGTATTGCGTCAGTAATATTCTTTCAAGAAAGAAGTTTTACCAAATCAATTATTAAAAAGATTAAAGAAGACGGACTTGAAGAACCATTTAAATTGGGGGCAATTAAAGCCAATCAACTTAAAACTGTTTTGGCCGGGTTTTTAAAGAGTTTGAATTTATCTGCATTCAGTGTGACAAATATGTTAAGTTACGCATTCTTGGTTCCAATCATACCAATGATATATGACGCTGTCTCTGAAGGTATATGGGATATGAAAGATACTGAAATGTTAGTTAAATCATTATCAGCATTTGGATTAATAACAATTTCAGGTAATTTCTTAAAACGACTTATGGATTTAATCGTTGATAGGATTACTAAATAAAATCAATTTTTAATTCTAAATCAGACGTTCCTCTGAATATTCTGTGATAAGTCCCTTCAGGAATTAATAATACTTGTCCTTCAGTTAACTCTATTGGTAGTTGATTATCCATTTGAAATTTCCATCCATCACCTTGTACCACTTCAATCAATCTATCTTCTCTATCACGATGCCATTGTAGTTCACCACTATCAACATTGGATTTAAAAACTCTAATCTTTGAAGTTTCTGTTAGTTTTCTATCTTTATACGGTTTCATATTACCAAAATCCTGGATAAGTTTTACCACCCCACAAATAACCAAAACGGTTTAAACGACATGCCCAATATCCGGCAGTTAATCTATCTTTCTTTTTAGAACACTGATGTCTTGCCGCAAATGATTTACGAGCTTTAGGGTTAGATACCTTGGCAGTTAATCCACCATGAACATCACCAAATGAAATTTTCTTAACTCTACCTGTTGATGGATTTTTAACATAATCAACGTATTTCTTTCCACCGCCACTATTTCTTCTTGGTTTACCAAGTTCTACTTTCTTACCATTATGTTCTGCCTCAGAAATAAATGATTCTTCCATTGGAGTATCCAAGTAAACAACTCTACCACTTGATAATTTAACTTGTGTCCCAAAATCAGATTCAATAAGTTCAATATCATCTTCATTTAAATCAACCATCCCCTCATAATATAACTCACGAGCTTCGTTAATAACATTAAAAAATTCCTCAGAACCAAATCTGAAGATATTATCATTTAATGGTACATCATTTGTTATATGATAATTAAGGTGTTCAGAGATAAGTGGTTTTTCCACTGATTCTGTAAGAACTTTTTTGATTAATTTTTTAATATTCATTTTTTACTTCGTAATAAGAAATACAACCCAAATAACAAAGCTGAAATACAGTAAAAAATTCCTGTGGTAATCCAATAAGAACTTGTGTAATCTAAAATTGCTTTGAACATTATGTCGAACCCTAGTGGGTTGAAAAACATTGCGAGCATAAGGCAATAGGTGGCAACATTTTCCTTTAGAATTCGTTTCATTTTTGTCATTATCCATTAACGTGGGTTTAAAGTTTATGAACAAAGTTCATTTTATTTATAAATATATTTGTGTAGACAAATATTTTGTGTATATTTGTAGAAATAATTAAATAATCAAGTCCTATGAAAAACTTATTTCTTTCTCTTGTTTTAGTGATGGTTGGTTTAGTAGCTAACTCACAAGTAATCACAGTCACTGTTACTACTGACCAAAAGTTTAATCACTCATCAGATATTTCAACAATTCAAGCAATGGAATTGGGTGTAATTGAATACCCTTATTACACTATTGGGTACAACGTTTTTGTTTTTGATTTGAGCAAAAGAACAATGTCAATGAATGGTGGAAAAACTTTTATCATTTCAGAAATCAATAAGAATGAAAATGTACTTGATTGTATTGTTCTTAATAATGGATTACCTGTACTCTTTGTAATGGGAGAAACTACAAATGGTGAAAATCAATTTTTAACAGAATGGTTTTTAGATGATAAAATTACAGGTTACTTCTCAATGAATTCAGATTTTAGTTATGTTATTAAATAAAAAAGAGGGTTTAAACCCTCTTTTTTTTATGTGTATTTGTAATTTTTATCTTAACCTTGTCCAACAAAACTTCTTTGTTCAGGGTTAGGTCTCGCCTTACAAGCTCCAACAGCATTTAATTGGGTTCTAAGCGCCGATTCAAAACCTTTTCTATAATTTTTGATAGTTGCAAAATATTTTTCAAAATCTTGAACATCGGAATCACTTAACCCATATTTTGCCTTAAATAACGGCATTACTTTAGGATAAAAATTTTCGTAATATACCGTATAAGCTGGATAGTCACTACACGCGGCTGGTATTATTTTATTTTCATAAGTTTTAGCGACTTCATTTAAATACATTTTTGCTAACTCTTTCATCATTGTCCAGTAACTTGGTTTTCCAGTTGATGTTGGAGCAAAAGACATTTTATCAAGTCCGCTACATTGAGCTCCAGAAGTTTGACAAAAAACTTGCATTTGACGTGCATCTGGATTGTAATTAAGAAATTTTGATAATGTTGCGGCATCTTTAACAGCATTTGTTAATAGATACTTTGCGCCATTAATATCAACCCCTTGTGTGTTTTGTCCAGGTTGAGTAGTAGGTTGTTCCATTAAATAATTTTTCTTGGTAGCGTTTTGATGCATTTCCAAAATTCTGTTTCTTTCTTCAGAAGAAATATCTAATAATTTTTTCATAATATAATTTTATTAATAAATATATGATATTTTGAAAAAATTATATACTTATTGATAAATAAATGAAATAATGGCATCTAAATCAACAGGTTCAACGAAGTTATCATTCGGAGTTAAAAAATCAGGTAAATCATCAAAAAAATTTACCTCAAATAAAAGAAGTAAAAATTATAAAAAGCCTTACAAAGGTCAAGGGAGGTAAACATGAAAGAATACATTAAAAAACAAATCGGAAACATCAAACAGTTTTCATTCGCAGAGATGACTTCCAATAGTTCAGGAAAGACATCAGGAAGTGGTACTGCAGGTCTTTACATCGTCTTTATCGGAGGTTTGACATTCCTTATGGGTTGTGTTGACAAAATGTTTTTAAACAAAGATATGGATGTAATAACACAGTCAATAATCCTTGTTGGCATCGGAGCAACTCTTTTAGGCTATAGAAAATCAAAAGATAAGACAGAAGAACCTACGGTAGAAGAAG